GTTTCAGCTCATCCGGAGCGCGTTGCCAGATCGCGTTAAAGGTATCGTTGGTGACGCCTCTGGCGGTCGAAAATAAATCCGGTACCACCCGCTCGGGCGGCTCATAGATTTTGGCTTTGCGCTCGGCCACCTGTGCCAATGAGCGGGTTTCAACACCTGAGCCGGGCGCGTAGTCAAAGCCCGGGTCAATGCCGCGCGGCATCTCAAAGACCTCACCCGTGACCGTGTCGGTCCACTCATACGTGCCGTCATTGGGGGCGTTGCCTGGTGTCAGGCCACGGCGCTGCATTTCGTTTTCAGAGCGGCCATAAACTTTGCACTTGCAACCATAGCCGTTGGTCGGGAAGTGCTTCGCCCACCAGGGATCGTCTTTTGGCAATACCAAACGGTCCCAGGACAAATGCAACGGGCGCGGAACAATGGAATCACCGTGGCGATACTCCCAGAAAGGGAAGCGCTGCAACTGAGCGTAGCGGCCCGCGTTGTAACTCTGCCGGACGTTGGTCTCATAGATAACCCGGGAGCGCCAGTTCGCGTTGCCGGTATGCGACCAGCCATGACGTGCCACAATGCTTTTGAACTCACGTTTAAACCAGCTAATTGACCGGCCGTTTGCAATGGCATCATCCACGGCCATGCGAAAGTCATTGAGCAAATCATCTTTCATGGCGCCGGCGACCATAAAGGCACGGTCGTGCGCTTTAGCCCAGACATCGGCCCAGCGCTCCGTTGGCACGTTGAGCTTTTGCCGGAAGTACTTTATCGCCTCTTCAAACGGCAGGGAGCCGTATTGAGCGCTCGGCATTATTCACCGTCCTCCACATCCGAACGACCGGCCAGTTCAGCGGCGAGCATCGATTGTGCTATCAGGTTGCCCATTTGCTCGCTGTCAATATCAAGCTCCGCCAGTGCGTCCTGAAGCTCTTCCAGGGACTCGGCCTGCTCAACGAGCTGCCGCACTTCTTCGGTCATATTCTCCAGCATGGGAGCCATGCGCTTCTGTAGCTGCTCAATAAAGTCATCGGTGGCGTCATCGTCAATATCGCTCTCACGGCGCAATGACACAATGCGCCGATTCGCGGCTTTTGGCTCAGGCTCTGCCGGTGGTGCCAGTGATTTGTTATTGGAGACAACCAGCAGGTCGTCATCGTCCTTGGCTTCGGGAATGTTGGTCTTCTCATGCGCCCACTGTTTCGAAATGCGCATCCCCATGCCCACCAGTTTCGGTACCGACTCGCTGAAGCTTTTTAAGTCCTCGGCGTCTTTGGTGTCGAATTTAAAGCGCAGGCGGCGATGCTCACTGGTAAAGCTGGTGCCGTTCAGCATATAAAACGGCATGATGAGCTGTGATGTTAATGTGCGGCCAATTTGCTTAACGTCCGAGTCACGCAGCTCCTGACGAACCTCGTTGTGCACGTTGCCCAGCGCATTGGTTGAGGTCTTGCCGTCGGCCTGCGAGGTCAGTGTGCCGCCCAGTATTGCTTTAGACTGAGATTGCTCCGCCCAGGTGATCATGGTTTTGTATGGGTCGGATGAGCCTTTCGCCGCGTCTTTAAACTCAATCTCCATGCCTTTGGGAATGATGCCACCGGCATTATGGCCAATCGACATCACCGCCCGCAGCAGGGTGCTTTTTTCATCGCGGGTGGCACCCGTGGGGTACTTGCCCAGGCGCAGCGGCAGGCCGTAGATCTCAAGGAACTCGGCCAAGTCACGCACCGAGTAGTTCTTAAACAGGAAAGGCCAGGCCAGTACACGCACCAGACCGGTACGGGCAACGTAACCGCTTTTCGCCTGGTGGCGGTGCACTATCCAGTTAAGCGGCTCAAGCGCCGCGCCTTCGGGTGTGTGGTCACGCAGGCGCAGCTCGTTACGATAAAGCGTATGGGTTTTAAACCACGCCGGGTCACGCCACTCAAGTTCGGGTGTCCACAGCTTCTGCTCGTATTGCCACTTCATTTCAGTGGCACTGAAGCCTTTGGTAATGGCATCACCCATATTCAGGATCAGGTCATCGAGGAAGTCGCCGTCTTCAAGCCATTCAGTGATCATTTCAGCGTCGCGTTTTTCCGCTTTGCTGGCGTCTTTGGGCGGCTCAATGGTCCAGTCTACACTGAGCATAGCGCGCTTACGTTTTTGCAGCTCACTGAAAATATGGGCGTCTTTCTCCTCCATATCTTCAGCCAGCTCGCACTGGGCAACAATATTGCCCAGCTCGGCATCATTTAAAATGGCCGCCAGCTTGGTCGGGGTCAGCCCACGCGATGGGTGGTTACTGAAATGCTGCAATAAGTGCGCAACTTCAGAGCGCTCTGTTTGCGCTTCCTGAAGGGCGGTTAAATCAATCTTATCGCCGTTATAAACTTTTACTCTTGGTTTCATAAGGCTCTCCTACCAGGCACCGTCGAACGGCTCGTAAACATCGACATCATCGTCATCATCCCACTCACTGCGTTTAGCCGGCAGCGCCTCGAACTCAATCGGCGAGCCGTCCATCCAACTGGCGCGCTCGGCCATCGCCAGTGCGACCGCAAAGTCACCGTGGCGCTGAGTGCCGTCCGTTTGTTTGTCGCTGCCTTTATCAATTTTGGGAACGCCTTTTTTAACCTGCACCTTGGCAAAGTCATCAAGGACATTCTGATGACGCGGTAACTCATACATGCCGTCTTCAAATGAGGCTTTGAGCTTCGGCATCCACTCGCGGTACCAGTTGTCGTTCAACATGACCTGGTCCACCATTTCGACGCCGTACTTCAGCGCAGCGGCCTCGGCTAAGTAACCACCGTTGCCGGTGGCATCAAACGCCATTGCGCGCAAGCGGGGCAGGCGCTCTAAAATGTAAAACATAATCTGGCGCTGGCCGTCATAGGTCAGCTTGGATAGCTCCACAACAAACGGAGTGCGTTTGGACAAGTCCGGCTTTATTTCCAGCGGCAAAAATACGGACATATCGCCACGGCGGGCAAAGTCCTCACCAAAGACGTGCTGGTTTAGTGGGTTTAATTGCTCCAGCAGCGGCAGCAGGTGTGTTTCGCACCACATATCAATAAAGAGATTGCGAGCTTCTTCGGTGCGCAACTCAAAGTCTTTCGGGGCTTGTAGCGTCACAATCGGGATGGAGCGGTCGCGCACCATGGCGTTTTCAATGAGCACGCGCTTAATATAGTGACCGCCTGATTGCTTCGGTACACAGCCATATTCTTCATTGGCCGAGGCTTCATCCGGGGCGTTCTTATAGAGGTCATCGCGCCACTTTTGCTGCTTCTCTAACGACCATTCCTGTCCGGTTACAAAGCAGATGCGTTTATACAGCCCTTCCTTAATGGCGTCATCCAGGGTAATGGTGTGGACCGAGTAGTCCTTTTTGCCCGCGCGGGCATCGTTAATGTACTGGTTAAACAGGTTATCAACGCCGTTATGGGTCGATATGATGCGGATGCGGTTGCCCCACATGGTCAAGGCCATGGCCGCTTTTAACAGCTCGTCCAGGGACTCATGGAATGCGGCTTCATCAATGATCACATCACCCTGCAAACCACGAAGGTTCGAGGGACGCGAACTGAGTGCCTGGATCTTAAATCCGCTATTGGGAAAGCGGATCATATAACTGAGGATTTCTTCTTGTTTGCCTTCATCCCAGAATGGCTGCTCATAAACGTCGGCTTGAGCGAGCTGGTTGTAAGCTTTGGCAAACAACGAACAGGCGGCAATGTACTCTAGCGCCATTTCTTTTTTTGAGCCGACGTAGAAGGCATTACCGCCGCCGCGGTGCTTAGGCTTTGACGCGGTTAATACGTTATCGCTGGCTTCCGCCCAGGTGATACCCGTACGGCGCGACTTTTCGGCAATCTTAATGTTGGCGTCATCTTCCATCCAGCGCGCCTGATAAGGCAATAACACCGGCTGTTTGGCCGGTGAAAGTCGCAAGTCGCTGTCATGGGCATCCACCCCGGCCAGTTGGCACTCTTCGCGTAAATCTATCTTGCGCGGTGGTGCCGTTGGCCGCACCCTCATTTTAGCCATCG